GTGCAAGAATGGACGACGAATATTAGTTCCTAAAATTTGATCGTATACTGTAGAAGTTCCAGCAGGTATTAAAACACCTTCGATAGAAGCAATTCCATCTACAGCGCCACGAGTTGAAGCATCGTTTAAGTATTTCCAATCAGTTTTGTAGAAATCGTAAGATCCTCTACGGAAACCACTGAAACCTAAGTTTAAAGCCATTTCTTCAGAGTTTTCAAACAATCCATAAGCAGTACCACCATTAGAGCCTGAAGACAAGCCAGCAAGCATATCATCAAAATCAAGAGCAGTTTGTCTCTTTAAGAATAACATGTTTTCTTCAATAGCTCCTTGAGTATCTAGGTTTTTCAAGATATCATCAAAAGCATCAAGACCAGCAGCAGCAGTAAACCCAACGTTTACGTTACCACGATTTTCGATAGCAGCGAACAAACCTTCAGTACCTTTTCCTTCAGCAACAGTAATGCCTGATGTACCTCCAACTTTTTCACCTTCAATCATAGACATTTCTAAGTAATCTTCAAAACGTAAACGAGTTTCAGATTCAGCCTTTAAATACCACAAGTATCCAGATGTTCCATCTTCAGTTGCAACTTCTACCCATCCAATTTGTGCCATATCAGATCCAGATACTACGTACTGGCTTTTAAGGATAATTGGTGAATTAGAATACTGTGTAAACTGAGGATCAACACTTACGTACTGAGTTCCAGTGTTTGCACCACCAGCAGTTGCAGCGTCAATTTTACCACCTTTTACGTATTCAGAACCATATACAAAAACTTTTAATCCTGTAGCGGTAAAACCTGTAAGATCAAGTGAGCTGTAAGGTTTTACAGTTAAAACACCAGTTCCAATATTAGAATCTGTAACTAAACACTTAGCTTCAAGTCCAGTAGCTGGATCTAAAACAACAATAGTAGCTCTTGGAGAGATAACATTTTGAATAGTTCCACCATTTACTTGAAGATCAATAGTAGTAACAGAAGGAAGAGTACATCCTTCGTAAGAAATATGTAGTCTATTTTGCTCAGACCAAATAACTTGATCAGATGTCATTGGCATTTCAGCGCCAACCATTCGTAAGAAGCCAGATAATGTACGGTTTCCGTAACGCTCTACTTCAGCTTCATAAATTTCAGGTAAATACTGCTGTGCAAAAGTATCAGTGTCGCCAGCTGCAGCACCATCGTTAAATTTTAGGTAGTTTGAATTCAAAAGTTCTTGCTTTTGACTTGGAATCAAACTTCCAAATTGAGGAGTTAAACTCATAATAAATAATTTTTTTAGTTAAATTTTTTAGTTTTTATTTTTAGTTTTGTAGAATCAGCACCGCTAATTGCTCTAACTTTAAATCCATTTAAAAACACATCACCACTATTAGATGGTCTAGCTTTTGCATCACTTAAATTCTTAGAACTATTAACAACATTTTTAACAGCATCAGCTTTGCCTTGCTCATAAAAATGCGCTGCTATTTTATCTACGTTTTCAGCAGCATACATAGCTTTGTGATAACCTTTATAATCACTAACAGATCCGTTTTTATCAAGGAACTTCCCGATTAGATTGTTAATGTTTGATTGTTTATCTGCCACAGACTCCGTGTTTTGAATTTTATACCTATATTTATTTTCACCAACGTTAATATCGAAACCTTCGAAATCTTCAGTGAAAAGTTTTTTAGTATTGTTTTTAAACTCTTCGTGCTGTTGCTTAGTAGCTTCTTGCTGCTTATTATATCGATTGAAAAAGTCCATAGCTTTTTGAGTGTCAGGATTTACGTTTGATTTCAACTTGATATCAGCGTAATATTTTTCCTTAGTTTCTTCTAAAAAGTTTTTGGCTTTTGCAACTTCTTCTTTAAATGCAAGTTTTTTCTTGCGTATATCTTTTTCCTCATCTAGATCTTCATCGTAATCAAAGTCTTCTAAAAGCAACTCAACATCAGAGTTATCTAAATAAGGTTTATTTTTTTTGTAATATTCTTTTAAAAGTGTCTTATCGTCTACATTAGAATAATCAGCATTTAATCTAACATAGTCTTCTACAGATCCACCAGTGTCTTCCATGAAGTTAACTAGTTTTTCTATGTTTTCAGGTAATTGTTTACCTATTACTTTTTCATCTCTTATAGCTTCCTTAAGCTCTTGCTTAATTTCCGAAGCTTCTTCAATTATTTCTATTGTTTCTTCGGCGGTCCGTACTTCTTCAACCACTGCTTCGCTGTTGCCACTGTCTTTGGGTTTTTCGACAATAACATTGCTATCATTTGTCTCTTGTGCTTGAACGGCATTTTCTTCTTGTTTTGGAATTACTACTTTCTTAACCTCAGGCTCTAATTCTACTAGAGGCTCTCTTGGATTTACGTTTACTTTAGTAACCGCTTGTTTGGTTTCTGTTAGTTTTTTTGGTGTTTTCTTTTTTAATTTAAATTCACCTTCCTGCTTAACAGGTTCATTTGTTTTTACTTCTGACATAATATAATATAATTTAAAAAAATGTTATAGCATTACATAAATGCTCCTAAGCCTTGATCGGCTTGATTTTCAAAGTCAATTGGTAAGCCATCGTTTTTTCTTTGACTTATCATTTCACTTTGCTGTGTTGCTTGTATTTTTGTTCTTTTATCTTTACGATCTTCTATAAAAGTTTCTTTTTGATTAACAACTTGCATTTCCATTTGCTTAAGCTGCATATCATATTGAAACTGTCTTTCCATTTCAGCCTGCTTAATTTGAGATGCAGTTTGCATTTTTTGAAGTTCCATTTCTTGCTTAGCTTTTTCTATGTCAACTTTAGTTGACGCGATAGCTTCTTGTTTTTGAACTTCTGCCATAGCTGTTCTTTCAGCTGTTTGAGCTTGAGCATCGGCTTGCGCAGCAATATTAGCTTGTTGGTTAGCTTGATCTCTTTCCATTTTAACCTTACGCTTAATCTTAAGCATTTGATTAGCTAGTTTTAGATTTTTAATTTGACGTATATCAATAGCGTCTTCAAGATCAATACCACCTGATTGTAAAGCAACTTGTATGTTTTGCTCTAATTGAGCTTTTTCTTCTTCATCTGGTTCTAGCTCTAAGAAAATACCAAAATCGTGTAAATTTAAATCTACAATCTCATCTAGTGATTTTATATTATAGTTAGATATAGAGTTTTGTAACGATGCTCTTGTTAATGGAAATCTTAAAGCATCAGCTATTTTAAGAGAAACGTTCTCTGCTAGTTTAAGAGTTAAATACAAACTAGACTGAACAATATGTCTAGTAGCTACATTAGACGCGTTAGCGGCTAGTTTCTGTAATCCTACAAGAGTAGATTTGTCAGGAGTACTACCATCTCTAGCTTCATTAAGTCCTGTTACATCACGTATCATTTGTAAGTAATATTGATACGTAGTTATTAGACTTTGTATTTTACCACCGCCACTAGAACTGTTAAGCTCTTGAATAGGTACCTTACCGTGGTTAAGATCACCGTCCTGCGTTAGTGACCTACCAACAATACTACCGGTTTGAAAATACATATTAAGCGCTTCGGCTGGATTGTAGTTTGTTCCATTGCCCAAATCAACTTCTGCTAAACCGTCCATATCAAGATATACACCATCTGGTACCATTCTTGAAAGAACTTGCTGTAGCTTCAAGTGAGTTATTTGTATCATATCAGCAAAACCAATACATTTACTAACAACAGACTCTATTCTACCTTTATACATTCTAGGTGCGCAAATAGCATAATTCATAGCTACTCTAGTTGTATCAGCATAAGGTCTTGACATGTTTTCTGCTAACTCCCATTTTAAAAGCGTATCAGTACCTAACACCGTAGCTCCATTGTATAAAACCTCTATAGTTCTTGACACTCTTTCAAACATATCACTTTCTGGTGGATTAAAGGTGTCTGGCTTTTCAATAGCTTTCATCAACCCTTGATCTGTTTGTTTTATTTTAAATACTTGATTATGATATGTTTTGTAATCAAAGTATAAAACTTGAACTGTATTTTCGTCGTAATTACCCCAACCATTTATATACTGTCTATTGCCAGGCATATTTTGAATACGCTCTAGCTCTTTTTCAGATATATTAGGAAACTCTTTTTTAAGTTCTGGTATTGTTATTGATTTTATTTCACCTACGTAATATACATCTTCAAAGTTTGGATCTTCTGTGTAAGAATAAACCATATAAGCTGGATCAACGTAATCAACTTTAACACCTTCAGAAATATTAAAACTAGTTTTAGCAGCAGCAATGCCTAACACAGTTAAGTCCATATTAAGTCTGCGTCTAACTAAATCATATTTGTTTTGTGCAAAAACAGTAGATATACTTTCTTCTTCTGCGATTTCTATAGACTGCTTATAGCTTAATTGCATTTTAAGTTCTAACTCTTCTTTAGACTCTGGAACGCTACCAGGATCTGACGATTGATGAAGGTTTATACCTAATATTTCGTTAACGCTTTGTATATAGTCTTTAGCTACCATATCCTCATATAGCTTAGCAGCGTAATCAGTTCTTTTCTTTACTGACTGAGGATCTTGAGCATATGCTTTTATGTCATAACTTTTCTTAGATATACCATTAACTACAATATCTACAAATTTAGACAAAATTGGTACTGGCTTCCAGTCTAAATTAAGATAAGATAAATCACCGTTTATAGATAATTCATCTTTATATTTTTGTATTGATTGCTCACCTCGAGCATAAAGTCTTAAATTATGAAAGTTATTCCAGTTGGTTAAATATCTATTACCGTTAGTTCTACCTTGTCTAAACCACTCATACTCTATAGCTTGAGCAACTTGCTTTCCATATTCAAACGTGTCTTTTTCTTCGTTACTTACAACTTGACTAGGAAAAGAGCTATTATTATTAGTATAAACGTTCATTTAACTTATTATTTTTGATGTATAACCTCTGTTATCGTATCTTTTGATACCTATATCAACCGGTTCTGTTTTTCTTCTATTTACTGGCGCATACCTATGCTTATTACAAGCCATTAAAGCTAATCCTGAGCTAATAGACGCATCGTGAGAAGTTCTATTGTTTATATTAAATTTAGCCCAGTCTTCTAATGTTCTTTGAAAATACATATCGCCATAACCTGTTTCTTTCAAACCTACAAATGTTTCTATGTAAGATTCAATAGCAGCAGCGTGTGCTTGTTTTATATCTTCACTTGAGTTTGGTATACCACCTATTTCTTTTTCTGTTACAGATAACTTGTTTCTACTTCTATCTGGTCTATTCATCGCAAAACCTCTATAACCTCTTTTTTTAAAATAATATAAAAGTCTTGGTTTGTTGTTTTCAGCTAATATTGGCATACCATAAAAAGCACAAGCCATTAAAACATCTTCAAAAAATATTTCAGCTGTTTGTGGTCTTGCTATGTATTCTAAGAAAAAATGATTAGGCGGCGCGTCTTCCATTGAAAACTTTGTTAAGCCGTGTAAAGATCCGTTAGAACCTCTTTTATCTACTGTACCTGATATATCGTATGGATCACACCCGAACGCCCCAATGTGTTCGTTTCCAGGGTAATAAATACCATTTTTACTGTATTTTTTATTTTGCAAATGTATAGGTGGAACCCAAGAGATTAAGAATCTACCATTTTTATTTGGATTAAAAATAACTCTAGTATCTTGTTGACTGTTTTCCCATTGAAATGATCCTTGCGTGACGTTTATAGAGTTACGCATATCTTCATTAAAGTCTATTTGCTCATATATTTTAGTTAGATTAAACAAAGATTGTTTTGTTTCATCTCTAAAAGCGTGTTTTTCTGTACGTGGAAACTGTCTGTAAAATTCATTTAAAGCGTCTTGATCTTCCTTTAATCCTTCTACTTCGTTCTCCCAGTATTCTATTACACCTATTTTTATCTTTTCACCCTGTGGACCTTCTACCGGTTTTTCTGGAGTGTCGAATATAGGTAGTCCATAACAATCAATGTATCCTTCGTAATTCCACTCCATAGGTATAAACAAAGAATATAATCCTGAGCGAGTCTGTCCATTGGCATTTCGCTTCGTAACATCTGAGTCGTCATAGAGTTTTTTAAAATTTTTGCCTCCTTTATCATGTGAATTTGATGTTGAGCCCATCATGCATTTACCTATAATTTTACTA